CGCGATTATCAACAGGAGAAATATATGGTATGTAAAACTCTTCACTACCCCACTCTAATATATTCTCATTCAAATCACACCAACGACAGAAATGACGTTCCCAACTACTTCGGCAAATAATATTATTTGGATTGCCTTTATATTTCTGGGGGTATGATGGTTTGTAGATACTCTTATTACTTTCCGCCATACATAATATATAAGGTCAAATAGTATTTATAAATGCCCACTCCAAAAAGAGTTTCACAAATTAAGTCACAGTTATTAAGACCTGCTTTAACCTCTCACTTTGAAGTGCAAATCCCAATTCCATCAGACCTTAGAGGTCAGTTGGGAACTCAACAAGATACACTTAACTTATCTTGTTGTGAAGCAACACTTCCTGGGTCAAGTTTAGCAACTCTTGAAACTAATAATGATTATACTGGAGTGACGGAGAAGCACGCATATAGAAGAATGTTTGATGGTCAGATTGACTTTACATTTTATGTTGATGCTGTAAATTATCTACCAATCAAGTTTTTTGAGAGTTGGATTAGATATGCGATGAATGAAAATACTAATGAAGCAAGAGCAAAGAACTATAATTATAGAGTAAAATATCCAGATAGTTATATTACAGATCAAGGATTAATAGTTAGAAAATTTGAAAGAGATTATAGGTCACAACTTACCTATGAGTTTATAAGAAGTTTTCCATTAAGTATTTCTTCAATGTCTGTTTCGTACGAAGCATCATCTTTGTTAAAATGCACTGTAACGATGAATTACGTTCGTTATATTATTAAGGAAGCACCAGGAGTTAAAACGTCACAACCAAATCCAACTCCAACTCAACAAGCACAATCTAATAGCAATGCAACTAACGGCGATTTATCTACACCTAGTGTCGTCCCACGACCTACTCAAGGTGCTGGGTTATCAGGATCCAAAACTAATAGTCCCAGAGACACTATTACGTCTGAGGATGCCCGTTTAGTTCAAGAAGAACTTAACTTTACACTCATATAAACACATCTAAATAATCACACTGAAAGACCTATAGGATATTATGCCTTTACCAAAGATTGCTACCCCAACTTATGAACTTGAGTTGCCATCTACAAGAGAAACAATTCAATACAGACCTTTCCTTGTAAAGGAAGAAAAAGTATTAGTCATTGCTCTAGAGAGTGAAGATACAAAACAAATCACAACCGCTATTAAATCTGTTATTAAGAACTGCGTTCTGACAAAAGGTATTAAAGTAGAAGCACTTCCAACATTTGATATTGAATATTTGTTTCTCAATATTCGTGGAAAATCTGTTGGAGAAGATTTGGATGTTAATATCATCTGTCCTGATGACGGTGTAACAGAAGTCGCTGTAAATATTAATCTAGATGATATTCAAGTTCAAAAGAATGATGATCATTCTAATAAAATTAAATTAGATGATACATTAATGATGGAGATGAAGTATCCATCACTGGAACAATTCATTAAAAATAATTTTGACTTCAGTGACAAGAATGCTATGGATCAATCATTTGACATGATTGCTTCTTGCGTAGATAAAATTTATAGTGAAGATGAAGTTTGGTCTGCTGCTGATGTGACTAAAAAAGAACTTAATGAGTTTTTAGAATCAATGAACTCTTCTCAGTTTAAAGATATTGAGAAGTTTTTTGAAACAATGCCTAAACTTTCACATACTATTAAGATTAAAAATCCAAAAACTAATGTTGAAAGTGAAGTTGTGTTGGAGGGACTGGCAAGTTTTTTCGCATAGCTCTGATCCATATGGATCTTGAGAGCTACTTTAGACTTAACTTTGCCTTGATGCAATACCATAAATATTCTTTGACAGAGATTGAAAACATGATGCCTTGGGAACGAGACATTTATGTCGCTCTACTACAGCAGCATCTTGAGGAAGAAGAGTTAAAACAAAAACAACAAAATGCCTTCAAATAAGTTACTCTCTCCCTCTAAGTTTTTCGGAGAGGAAAGATACCAAAAATATCTTGAAGAGATTACATCTCAAGGAACGGTAGAGGGTGAGAAATTAACGCCAGAAGAAAGAAAAGAGGCATTTAAAAAGAGAGGAAATAAAATAAGTTTTGAAAGTTTTGTTAATAAACTTTTAGCAAGAAAGAAAGGGGTTGGGGAATCTACAAAAGAAACAACATCATCTTTAAGTGGAAGTGGATCAATTGTTAAAAGACCTAGTGCGTCAATTCAAAGTATTCTCAAACCTCCTGTATCGGAAAAAACGCAGGAAAACCTTGATGATATAATGAAAGGTATTGATTCAATACTTGAAACATTAAAAGAAGACCAGAAACTAGAAAAAGATACTCAAAAACTTGAGAAGAAGCAAAAGGAAAAAGCAAAGAGAGCAAAGAAAGAAGAAAAATTAGAATCCAAAGTATTCAAGGGACTTACAAAAACAATAGACAAAGTAATTAAACCCGTTAAGAGTTTGTTCGAAAGACTGTTTAATCTTTTAGGGACAGTTCTTTTGGGAAGGGTTCTTGTCAAATTTGTCGATTGGTTTACTGATGAAAAAAATAAAGAAAAATTAGACGCAATAGGTAGATTTTTAAAAGATACTTGGCCTGCTCTTGCTGTTGGTATTCTTGCTTTTGGAACTGGAATTGGTAGATTTATTACCAGACTTACTTTTATGATTGGTAAGTGGACATTTAAACTTGTAAAATTTGTTATACCAAAACTTGTTAGTTTTATTGCTAAACACCCAATTGCTTCTGCTGCTCTTGCTGCTGGAGTTGGAGCATATGCTGCTACTCAGTTAAATGAAGCAAATAGAGAGAAAGAAAATCAAGAAGATGATGCTTCAACGGTAACACCTACTGAAACTAGAGAAACTGGTAAAACTCCTGGAGCGGCGCAACTTCAAAGAGAACAGATTCTTCAAAGAGGAATGGGTGGGATGTTTGCTAGTGGTGGTTCAGTTCCTGGATCTGGAAATAAAGACACTGTTCCCGCAATGCTTACTCCTGGTGAGTTTGTAATGAGTAAAGGTGCTGTTAATACTTTTGGTGCGGATACTTTAGCATCGATGAATGCTGCTGGTGGTGGTACAAACAAACCAAAATATTTTAATGGTTCTATGTTTGCTCAAGGTGGTGGTTATGTGGAAAAGAAAGAAGAACTATCACCAAAACTTAAATCTGAAATGAAAGAAAGATCTGGTGATGAAAAAGTTTCTGGTGGTGGAGGTAAAGCATGGTGGGACTTCTTAGGATGGGCAGGAACTGGTAAGAAAAAGGAAGAATCATCTACTAAGGACGTTAAGGGTGGAACAGGATTAACCGATATTCAAAAACAAGCACTTGGTATTCTTGCTAAGTACGAATCTGGTGCTGCTGGATATAATGCTGTTAATCAAATCGGAACTGCTGGTGGAAGAGGAGTTAAAGGTTTCTCTGGAGACGTTCGTAAAATGTCTCAGCACAAAGGCAGACCACTAACCGATTTTACCATTGCCGAAATTAAGGGACTTCAGTTTGATGATAAGTCAATGTCTGATGACCAATGGATTAAAGCAGGAAAACTTCATGCTGTCGGTAAGTATCAATTCATTGGTAATACTCTTCCAGGTGTAGCAAAGAGAGCAGGAATACCTGATGATGCTAAATTTAGTGAAGGTGTTCAGGATTTGATGGCACTTCAGTTAATGAAGGAACGTGGTATATCTCCTTGGGTCGGTCCAAGTGATAAAGCAACTGCTGCTGAAAGAGCAATCATCGCACAAGCAAGAGGACAAGACATTAAGTTTGATCCATCAATGCCGACAGGATCTATGATTGCTGCAGCACCTTCAATGCAACCTGGAGGAGGATCAGCACCATCAGCACCATCAGCACCATCAGCACCATCAGCACCAAAGACCTCTCTTGCTAATTTACAAAAAGCAATTGATTTTAAACCAGCAAAATCTGCTCCAAGCATTGGACCTCCAGTTTCAAGTATGAATCTTATGCTTGGTGATTTGAGAGCAGCAATAGATGGAGCATCCGCACCACAGACATCTAATACTGCAAAAACACTTAATAATGAAATTCCAAATATCAGTG